ATAATGATTTATATAAATTAATGAGACATGAGTAAATTAGTAAGTGGGTATTTATGGGCATGGACAAACTATGAAGCTGGTTTAAAATCGGTAAATAGTTTAAAGAAATTTTATCCAAATGCAGATATTTTTATAAATGTAGACTATGATGGTGATGTAACAAATTATACCAATATTTGTGACAAAAACGGATTCACATTCAGTAGAAATAATTTTCAATTGGGGTATTGCGGAAACTTTACAGGCAAAAATGTTGGATATGATTGTTGGACAAAAGAAAATACATTTGAATGGGTTAGAGGTATATACGAAGCATGTTTAAAAACCGATTCAAAATATATGCTTTTATTAGAAGAGGATGATTTTGTTTTAAAAGAATCATCTATTCTTAAAGAAGAATTTTCAATGGCAATACATCCAACAGCACCATCCCCAATTGGTAGAATGAGACCAAATAATATTCCAAACGAATATATAATGCATATAAGCGATAAGGGTGGTAATCCAATTTCACCTGGCTATGCTGCAGGTGGTGGTACGTTTTTTAATAGAGAGCAATTCATAAAAGCTTGGGAAACTCATAAAGATTCATTTTGGAATGATTATGATTATTTAGCAGGTGTTAATAAAATAATTGGATGGGCAGACTATATTTTACAATTCATTATGCAATTGGGTGGATACGAAATTATTCAAAATGCTAAATTAGCAGAACATTGGGAAGTAGGTGATAAATGGAATCAATTTGAAATTATCACAGGTATGAAAGATAAAGAAATAATAAAATCGTTATAATGAAATACACAATAGTAGGCTGTATAACCAAATACGGAGTAGATGATATCAAGCCATATGTTGAATCGATTGAACAAAGTGGATTCAAAGGTGAGAAGCTAATGTTGGTATATGAGGTATCACAGGAGGTTATTCAGTATTTAGATAAGAAAGGTTGGTTAATTGCTCAATCAGAATTACAGGAACATATCATTTTACAAAGATTCAGAGATATGTACGCTTTATTACAAGAATACAAAACCGATGTAATAATTTGGACAGATGTAAAAGATGTTATATTTCAAAAAGACCCAACGGAATGGTTAAACAAATGGATGAGAAGAGATATACTCGCATTTAGTGAATGTATCAAACTAAAGGATGACCCTTGGGCATGTGTAAATAGTGGAACGACATTTCCTATGGAGTGGGAGTTTGGAATGAAAGAACAAATCAGTTATTGTGCCGGAACTATTGTTGGCAAAAAAGAAGCAATAAGAGATTTGTTTATTGACATTTATAGATGGAGTAAAACAACAGCTAATCCAGAACAACTATCTGACCAAGCCGCATTTAATGTTTTATTAAGATTAGACCATTATAAAAATAGTGTAGATTTTATTGAACAAGAAAGAGGATTTGTGACACAATTGGGTACAGTGTGGGTAAAGAAAAATGAATTACCAATAACCGAACCAACCCCAACGTATTTGGATAATGGAAGATTTTATAATAGTAAAGGTGAGGAATTTACAATAGTTCATCAATACGATAGAGACCCTCAAATTAAAAAAGAAATTTATGAAAGGTATAATTAGTATATTTGTACTTCCACAAGAGTTGGAAGATTTAGCATTAACATTAGAAAAATTAAAAAGAAATTCAGCATTTATTGATGAAACAATTCAATATAAAATAGACATTACAATGTGTTTATCAGATGAATTGACTGATTGGGAAAATTCAAAATTACCAAAAGAATATATTAAAGAACGTTCTATTGAGTTATGTCAAAAATATTTGGATTGGTGTGAGTGGGAAATTATACATGAAACAACCGAAGTATTAGGGTGCGTATCACAACGAAGATATAGTTTAAAAAATAACTCAGATGCCGATTTCTTTATTTGGTTGGATTGCGATATGATGTTTAAAGATACTACATTGTATTATATAACATCTGCATACCAAATGGTAAAAGAAGCTGGATTGGATGATATCATTGTAACACCTGAATTTGTTAAGCAATGGGATAATACTTGGGATGTTATTGTTAATAAGCAACATTGGAACAAACCATTTGATTATTATTTGAATACAGATATTTACTCAGATGGATTACCACAATTGCAAGAAGTTAATGTAACCGAAATAAACGCATTCAAATTTGCAGGTGGATGGTTTACTTTAATTTCAAAATCACTATTGGATAAAACAGGAATACCAGAATCATTCGGACACTATGGTTTAGAAGATACATATGTAATGGCTTGTGCGTATATGTTAAAACAAAAAGGACATTCTATTTCTCAGTTTGTATTGGAAAATTTAATAATTGGAGAAAATCACTTATATAGAACTAATAATACTATTAAAAAGTATATAACATCTAAAGACAGAAAAAAAGAATTTTTGAAAATAGCTGAAGCAAATTTTGAAAAAGAATTAAATATATTTAACAAACAATAATTAATTTATATTTATAATGGTAAAATAAGATAAAATACATATGAAATTCGAAGTAACACATCCAAAAATATGGAATAAATTAGCAGAAAAAGCTATACCAATGAAACATAAAGTAAAAATTTATGAAAAATTGGGTGGAGCATATCGTTTAGGTGAAGATGGTGGAGAACAAGTATTCAACAAAATGACTGAGTTACTTAAACATAGAATAGTAGAGGGTGATGAATCATCTCCAGAAGAAACTCTTGGTGGTTTAAATGAAATGACCAAAGGTCAACTTGAAAGAATTTGTGATTACGCAAATATGATTTTACAAAGAATGAACGAAGGACAGGATTTAGATTCTTGGATGTATTCTCAAATTACATTAGCAGTAGACCAATTGAATTCAGTACATGATGCTATGGATGGCAATGATGGTAAAATAGAACCTCCTAAAAAATAAATTAATGGAAAACATATATTCAGTAATAATGACAGCAATTACCGTATTAGGTGGTACAGCTGCTTGGAGATTCTACGAAAAAAAAGCTGATAGAAAAGAAAGAGATGAAGAATTTATCAGACATGATTGCAGAGATAGAATTGCAAAATTAGAAGCACTACTTATTCAATCTTCAAAGGAGAAAGATGAAATGAGATATCTTATTTTACAACTTACAAAAGAAGTAGCCGAATTAAGAGTTAAAGTACAATTTCTTACTGATGAAAACGAAGCTCTGGCTAAATCTAATAAGAAGAAGCAAATAAATGGCTAGATTAACAACTGGTGTGTGGAATGGTAGAAAAGTAGAATTTGGAAAAGTCTATGGAAATCCAATGGTATCGGCATTTTTGCCAATAAATGAAGAGACTAGTAAAAAAATAAGGGTTTTTGATTTCGATGATACATTAGTTAAAACAAAATCGCATATATACATCACTCATAAAGATGGTAAAAAATCAACTCTAACGCCTGGCGAATATGCAATATATGAACCAAAAGAAGGTGATGATTTTGATTTCTCAGATTTTGAAAAAGTAAAGCAACCACAGGAAATCAAAGGTGTTACACGATTACTTAAAAATATAGTAAGAGTGGGTGGTTCTGATATTTACATTCTTACAGCAAGAAGCGCTTATAAACCAATTAAAGATTATCTTTCAGATATAGGATTGGATAAATTATATGTAGTAGCATTAGCTGATTCTGACCCACAAAAGAAAGCTGATTGGATTGAAAATAAAATCAAAGGTGGTGTTAAAGATATATTTTTTATAGATGATTCTCATAAAAACGTATCAGCTGTAAAATCTTTATCAAAAAAATATCCAAATATATCATTGAAAGTAAGACATGTACAACATGATATTCCAACAGCACCAAAACAATCCCAAATGAAAAAAGATGAAAAACCAAACGATATGAGTTTGAAATCGTTATTGCCAAAAGATTTAAACAAAACTATTAAAAACCCAGATACGGGTAGAAATATAAAAGTTAAATCAGCATTGGGATATGATAAAAAAACACCGGTTTACAAAGCTGCAGCAAATTTAGTAAAAAAGAAATAGGTTATGATATATCTTTATTTGAAAGAAACTCCGATAGGATTAAAATATTTGGGTAAAACTGAAAAAAATCCATTCAAATATAATGGTAGTGGTTTATATTGGAAATCTCATTTAAAAAAACATAATATCAAATCAAAAGATATTAAAACTACAATATTATTTGAATCAAATAATAGTATGTTATTTAAAGAAACTGCATTATATTATTCAAAATTATATGATATAGTAAATTCAAAAGATTTTGCAAATATTACTGAAGAAAAAGGACAAGGTGGTATAACATTTACAAAAGAAAGTCACCCCAATCACCCAGCATTTACTTTTAAAGAAAGAATGACTGATTTCTGGAAAGATGAAAATAATAGAAAAAGAATATCATTATCACATACAGGGAGAAACTTATCGGATGAAACTAAACAAAAATTAAAAGTTGCACATATGGGTAAAAAACATAGTGATGAACATAATAAGAAAAAAGGTAGAAGTGGTGAACTGAATGTTTCA